ACCAACACCATGGCCAAAAAAGGAAAAGGCGGCAAGGGCGGCGGCGGCAAGGGCGGCAAGCCCTGCTGACGGCGACCTGCCTGGCCGCCGGGGGGAGTGGGTTTTCCCGGAGGCCTAAATTCTCCAACCAACAACAACACGATGAAAAAGAACACGATGGAAAAAGGAAGAGACCCGGAAACCGCCATGAAACCGCAGGCGGAAGGAAATCCGGGCGAACGGATGAGCGGAGGCGAGACCGGGGACGCCGAGGAATACTGCAGGATGCGGGCGCTGATCGGATCCGAGCCGGACGTTTACGATGTGCTCGGGCTTTCATGGGTCCACCACGAACAGCGGTGGCTCTATGTGATCAGGACGCCGTTCCGCACCTGGCCAAAATTCGCGGTTGGATACACCGACCGGGAAAACGCCGGACCGGAGGTGATTTTCGCCTGCGGGAGCGAGGTTTCCGCCCGGCAGTGTTTCGAAGAGCACAATTGCGGGGATCACGGTTGACAGGAACCCCAACCCGGAAAGGAAAACACGATGAATCATTCAAAGAAACTTTTCGCGGCGCTGTGCCGCCGGCTGCACAGGCTCCAGGAGGAGCGCAAGGAAGCGTGGAGGCAAGGCCACGGCCAATTGGAGGATCGGCTCGCCAGGCGCTGTCTGGCTCTGACGTGGGCGATCCTGGACCTCGAACTTCCCGACCGCACATGAGCGCCATGACCCTGAGCCCGCAACAGAAGGACGTCGTCCTGCGCACCATGGCCGGCATGCTGCTGGAGGAACTGCGCGAGGAAATGGGCGGGGCCTTCACCGGCCTGTACGTGATACCCCTGGCAGTGGCGGAGAAGCTCACCGGCCTGTCCCGCAACACGCTGCGCTCGGTGGTTCCAATCGTGGAACTCACCGACGGCAAGCACGGAGTGAGGCTTACCGTGCTGAAGGATTACATTGACCGCAAGACGGTGGCACCTGCGCTGGATCCCGCGAGGAAAAGGAGGAAAGCATGAGACTGGCGAAATCACGCACCACGAATTACCGGACCTCTGCCGGAGGATCCCCACCATTGGAGCGCCAAGGCGCGACCAGGGGCGGCAGCATGTCCGGTCTGGACCGTCTGGAATCCATCCAGAAGGAAGAGGCGGCCAACGCCGACCGGTGGGTCTCAGGGCTGAGTCCGGACGCGCTGCGCGGAATCGCCCGGGATCTCGGCAAGGAATTGTCATGGGACCGCAAAGACCCCGTGCAACGATGGAAGATGTCCCGCAAGGCGGCCGCCCTCAGAAGATTGTCACTAACCTCCACATAACCATGACCTCTAACTTCAAAGGAACCATCATCCAGGCCGGAACCGATGAGGACGGACAGCCCAGGCTGTCGATCATCGTGAACGAAACCGACCTCAAGGCGATGCCGATGATCCCGCTCTACCGGAATGTTGAAATCCTTGTCCGGTGGCCGGACACCAGCCCGGCGGAACAGGCGGCGGAAGCGTTACCGGAAATCATGCCATGAAACGGAGCGAACGGATTATGGGAAAGGTTTGGAAATCCGCCGGCTGGATGGCGGTATGGCTGGCTGTTTTCGCGGCGGCCGGAATATGGGCGTACAGCTCCTACCAGGAGCAGGAGCCAGCCGCCTTGTGCGCATTCCTGGCGGCTGCGGGAATAGCCTTTCTGCTGGGCTCGGGACGCATCGTGGAAACGCGCCGCCTGTGGCGGCTGTGGCGCGCGGAAGAGGCGTGGGAAATTCGCCTGGCTACCAGGCCAAGGGATTGGAAATCATCCTATTGACAGAACAAAAGCAATCGAGATTACCATGTTTGAATTCACGCGTCATGAGGATGGCAGGATAACCTTACGCCTGCCGATTCCGTCTTCCATCTGCTCGCCTAACGCCCGCCGCGGGGAATCCCGCGCCGCGGCGATCCGCAAGAGCAAGGCGATCAAGGCATACCGGGAGTTGTCCAATTTAACCTGCATATCCGCGCTGGTTGGAAAAGGAATCGTCAATCCCCGGTTCTCCGGCTATTCGCTGGCGTTCTTCTGGAAGACGAAAGCCTACCGGGACGACGACAACGCGGACGCGAGCTGCAAGGCCTACCGGGACGGAATAGCATCCGCGCTGGAAATGGATGACCGAAACCTGCGCAAGTGCGCCCTGTCCACCCACTCCAAGGACGCGTCCCGCCCGCGCGTGGAGATCACCCTGCATCCAGAAACATGAAACCTCGGGCCATCATCGCCGATCCCATGGCGCTCTACCGGATGGGCCTGCGCTGTCTGGTGGACATGGCCGCGCTGATCCACTTGGGACGGTGCGGGTTGAACGGCAGCGTCCGGCCGGCCATGGCGGACGCGCTGGGGGTCCCGTACGAAACTCTGCGCTCCTCGCTTGACCGCCTGGAGGAACTGAAACTCGTGCAGGAATCCTGCCATCATTCCGGCCGGGGACGGGCCTTACTCTATATCGTGTCCGCAGACGGTTGGGACGCGCTCACCCGCCCTGCGGACTTTTCCCCGTTCAAGGCGGTGCAAATGCCGATGGAGATGACAACACCCGGCTAGCCGGGTCCACATCCTTGCTCTGCCTATTAATTCTGAACCACCGGAAACGATGAAAATACTCACCAGAGACGACACCGATCACAACACAGAATATGTCACCCGGCGAGAAGCCGAGGAGGAAATGCAACAACTGAAGGACGCTTTGCACGCCGCCCACAAAGACCGCATGGCTGATGCCGAATCACGCCGTGCGGGTCAATGGCGAACCGGCGATCCGCCGAAAGACGGAACGAAGATCGTCGCAATTGGAGTCATCACCGAGGATTGCGGGGATGGCCGCTACAACATCGAACCATTCACCGACTCGATCCAATGGGACGGGGAAGACTGGCTCAATGAATTTGGATTGGCACTCGCGTCCTATGCCGGTTCTGAAATCACCATTCGGTATTGGCTGCCTTTTCCACCGAACGCAAAGCCCACTGACCGATGACAGCGCCCCTGACATTACCCGCACCACCAACCGCAGCCGCTGGCAGCGGTTCAGTGCGGCGTCTTGTTCAGCTTCTTGATTTGTTTTGCTGCGAGGGAGGGGCCGGCACTGGATACGCACGGGCAGGATTCACCGTGACCGGCGTGGACATCGTTCCGAAGCCAAGAAGCCCGCATCCCGTGATCGTGGCGGATGCCGTGGAATATGCGTGGGCGCATGTTCATGAGTATGACGCCATCCACGCCAGCCCTCCGTGCCAAAGCTACAGCAAGGCGCTACGCCACATGGCGACACCGCAACCCAAGCTGATTGACGCGATCCGCGAAGCCCTGGTGGCCAGTGGAAAGCCATGGGTGATTGAAAACGTGGTCGGCGCTCCGCTGTCGAATTGCTCTGACCTGTTCGGGGCGCATGGAGTGGAATTGTGCGGCACCATGTTCAGGTTGCGCGTCTATCGGCATCGGATCTTCGAGACGAGCTTCCCGATCCACGCGCCGCGCCCGTGCGACCACTCCCGCTACGCGATGAATCCGCACCGGTCGGAAGGCCGGGAACGGATCTATGCCGAACACGGAAGGCAAGACCCTGAAAAGCTGTGGGCTGCCGAAATGGGAGTCGAATGGATGTCCCGCAACGGAGCACGGGAGGCCGTGCCGCCAGTCTTTACCGAATATCTTGGGCGCGAACTGATGCGCCTTTGTGAGCTGAACGTCCAAGGCCACCCGTCGGGGCGGCAGGAACCATGATCGAAGCAACCAAAGAAACTCAACTCCTATGAACGCTGTAACAATGACCAGAGCCCCGTCGGGTGCGCCGACTTGTTCACCGTCTTCGTTTGCGGAGACGTTCGACGATCTCCACGAAGTCCAAGGCAAGCAGGTTTGGACAATGGCACGGTGCCATGGCGATCCGGTGATTGACGATTTGAGAATCGCTCGGAATCGGTTGGAGCGATCCGCAAAAACACTCGCGGAATGCACCGTCAATGCAAGGCGCGATGCAGAGCGATACGATGTTGGGTCATATCTCGAAGACCTGATTGACGATCTGGAAAATGGGAAACTCGAATCCATTGATTCGGCTTGGTTTGGGCGCAATGCTGCCCAGGTCTTGGAGTGCGTGGATCAAGCCGATGAAGATGACGAACCGCAATATGCCAGCCCCGAGGAATATACCTGGAGGCAATTCCGCTCTTTGGCTACCGCCATGCGCAATCATGCTGTTGCTCTCCGTATCTTGCGAGATGCTGAAAAGCGTGCTCTTCCGTCTCCGGTGAACGCCAAAGGCCACCCGTCGGGGCGGCAAGAAAACACCACCGAAGCAACCAAATGAACTCCAAGCCAACAAACCACGAAACAAGAACCGACGCCCCGTCGGGTGCGCCGACTTGTTCTGCGTCTTCGGATTACCGGAGGGGGTACTCAGCCGGTTACGCAGCAGGGATGAAACGTCAAAAGAAACGTGCTGTCGAACACGAAATGGCGCTGACTTTGGAGTCATTAAAGGCGGAAACCGGAGACGGTTACACATGCGCGATATGTCGTATCCAACGTCCCAAAACCTGGTATGTCTATGAGATTGATGTTGCCGGAGAATGGAAAAATCCATGCTGCGCGATCTGCGCTAGGGAAAACAAGTCACGCGGGCCTTTTCCGTAGAACGCCAATGAGCACGCAACCACGCCAGCGCCCCAGCGGCCCGAACTGAACCCCTGACAAGAACGCTGGCGCGGGTTGCGTGCCTCTACTGGTTATGCGTCTGAATTTCTGAATCACCAAACACCCCAACTAATAATGAAAACACCACACATAGTCACCGCAGTGCTCGCCGCCGCCGCCATGATGGCCGGATCAAAAGGATCTGCCATGGAATACAAACTCGGTCCGGCACCGCCGATGAACTCGAAAGGAAACACCTGGTCACAAGGAGGTCGCCAACGCCGCAACAAGACCAGCCAGCGAAGCCAACGGCAATCTCGGAAGGATTGCCGCCGTGCTCACGCGGCAGGCGTTCGCCATGCTTTCGCATAACGCTTCGGGTGTGGCGGCGGCGGGCGCGACACCGGATTAACTATGGAGATTCTCGCCGTCGCCACCACCCGATTGTTATGCCTCTGAATTTATGGACACGATCACCGAAAAAAGACTCCGCCGCCTGCTGAAACGATTCAGGGCCTACGCTCAGAACATGCAGGAGGCATCCGAACCACCCACGAAAGACCCTCTCAGGAGGATTTGGGAAGCACGGTCGGAAGTGGCCGATTGGGCTGCTGACCAACTGGAAGACATCATTAACCACGCGCCTACAACAAAATGAGCAAATTTATCGACGGACCCGCAAAGGGAACCAACCTGAGTCTTGGACGCTCGCCTTACTTCCTTCGCGCTGTCCGCGCACCTGGCAAGCCATGGGATGCCCTCGATCAACTCGACGACGAACCGTCCCCAGACGAGGAAATCCATGTCTATCGTCTCGCCAGCACCCCCATGACCGCGCACATCGACGGCCGCGATCCCAAGACGGGAAAGCGATACGGGCGGTGGATGAGCATTGCGGACTACGTGCTGCATGATGAGCAACCTTCTGACCGGATTGCCCGCGACAAGGCTGCATGGCAAGCGTGGTGCGCGGGTCAGGGCATGAAGATCAATCTTGGGCATAACGCCGATCCTCTGCCATGAATCCCGCGCCTCCAATCTCCGCTTGCGCTGTGACTCCCTCGCGGGATTCATTGGCAGCAGGTTCTTGTTCTGGGTCTTCTCTTCCTTGGGACTCTGGCCGGGTGATAGCATGGTTCTCTTGTGGGGCCGCCTCTGCGGTGGCAACGAAGATGGCGATCAACCAATATGGCACGGTGGAAATCTTCTACACCGACACCGGGAGCGAACACCCAGACAATACCCGATTCCTCGCTGACTGTGAAAAATGGTATGGGCAAAAGATAACGACGCTTAAAAGCACGGAATACGCCGACGCAATGGAGGTGTGCGAGCGCCAGCGGTTCCTATCGTCTCCGAGTGGCGCTCCATGCACGTCCGCGATGAAAAAGACGCCAGCCAATGGGATATGGGGACTCGGCGACGTGGAAATCTTCGGATACACCGCCGACGAGCGGCCCAGGCTAGAGCAATGGGAAGCGGATAACAATGACCGGAGAATCGAATGCCCGCTTATCAACTGGTCAATCAGCAAAAATGAATGCTTCGAAGTGCTGCTTGCCGCCGGGATTGAACTTCCGGTCATGTATCGCCTGGGGTTCCGCAACAACAACTGCATCGGATGCGTGAAGGCCCGCGATGCAATCGACTATTGGAAGCGTGTGCGAAAGCACTTCCCGGCGCATTTCGAGCGTGTGGCCAAGCTCGAAAAGGAACTCGGCTACGCGATCAACCGAGTGACCCGCAAGGGCATCAAGATCGACCTGCCGCTCTACGACCTCCCGCCTGGCGATCCGAAAGGAGCGGACCCGAAAATATCTTGCGGCCTGTTTTGCATGAGCGAGGCCGATTCTTTTTCTCCCCAGAACGCCTAAATCCTGCCACCATGCCAGCGTCCCCACAGATTGAACTCGCCCCTGACAATGCCGCTGGCATGGTTGGCAGCGATGCCTTGTTCTCTGTCTTCGATTTGTTCAGCGGCATTGGCGGCTTCGCGCTCGCTACCGAGTGGGCAGGAGGGAGAACAATGGCGTTCGCGGAAGTGGCCGCATATCCATCGAAAGTGCTGGCGGCACGCTGGCCTGAAATCCCAAACCTCAAAGACGTAACCAAAATCTGCCGAAGAATCTATGACTGCGAACCCTGCCCAGATGATGATGAACTTGTGTGGTGCCCCCGATGCCAAGCCGAGTTTGGAGAATGCGAGTGCATCGGAACCGATGAGTTCACGGACACGTATGGCTGGCCTTATGTTATTGCGGGAGGCGTGCCGTGCCAGCCTGCAAGCCTTGTCGGGCAAAGGCGTGGAACTTCTGACGAAAGATGGATGTGGCCGGATACCCTCAGAATCATTCGCGAGTTGGAACCCCGATATGCAATCCTGGAAAATCCACGGGCGATCATCTCTCTGGAAGGAGGAAGCGCGTTCAGAGGAATCCTCGGAGCCTTTGCCGACCTCGGGTATGATGTGCAATGGGATGTTGTATCCGCTTCCGCGCTTGGTGCAGGCCATCGACGCGAAAGACTCTGGATTCTGGCTTCCCACGCCAATCGCCCGCGACTGGAAGGACACGCCAGAAATGGCCAAAGCACGGGGAGAGCGGAAGCGCGAAGACACCCTGCCCCGCAAAATCTACGCGAGAGAGAAATCACCTCCGAAAAGTGGTATCATCAATCCGGCATTCGCCCTGTGGTTGATGGGCTACCCGGATCAGTGGCTAAAGACCAATTGACCGCCGTTGGCAATTCCTTGGTCCCTCAAGTCGCGCTGACTTGGCTCCAGGGTATCGCCGCTATGTTTTCAGAGAACAAGTTATTATGCGATCCATGAGAAGGTTTTCAAGGAAACGTAAGATTCGAAACTCGTTGCGTTACAGAGCGATGGGAAAAAGATCACAACAGGTCAGGAGAGAAAAGAGGGAGTCGGAAATCACGCCGGAATTTCTCATGGACTTGCGGGCCAATCCTCCTTTGGAGTCTGGAGATCCGATAGGTTGTTTGCAATACACGAATTTCCTGACCGGAAAGGTTACGCGGTGGACGAAGTTGCGCGGAAGCAGGGTCAACAACTGTGTTTTCCGAACTCCCGACGGGAGGACGAGCAAACCACATGGAATGTCATGGATCATGGAAAAGCTTCGCCCGATCCTTCTTCGGGTGTGATTCGAACCAATAAAAAAACACGATGTCCTGGATAATGATAGATGATGACACGAGGGAAAAGCCCGAGGTGGCGATCATGGCCGAGTTCCTAAGGATAGACCCAGACGCGGTTCTCGGAAAACTGGTCGGGATCTGGCACTGGGCCGACAAAAACAGCGTTGACGGTAACGACGTGCGCGTTACGGATGCGTTTATAGACAGGCTTGCCCATTGCAGGAATTTCGCGTCGGCGATGCGTGAGGCAAAATGGCTGTTCGGCAACAGCGGCCATCTGGTTTTCCCGAATTTCGACCGGCACAACGGAAAATCTGCGAAAAACAGGGCTCAAACAGCTCGCCGTGTGGCTGATCACCGAAAAAGAAACGTTGAAAATGTTACATCCGTAACGCAGGAACCGTTACTAAAACCGTTACCAGATAAGAGTAATATAAGAGAGACTTCGTCTCTCTCCCCCTTACCCCCCGACGGGGGGGATGCGATAGAGAGCGGATTCGATTCCGTTTCTAACAAAATTCGCGGGTTGCGGCGGGAATGGGGCCGGGCAGGACTGAACGCCGGCGAGGCCAGGGCGCTGCGGAAAAACCTTTCGGTTCTGGCCGAATTCGGGGACTCCGAATGGGAAATCGTCCGGGAATACCTAGGGGCTAGATTGCCCGAGGGAAAACCCGGATGGCAGCCGCGCATCCGGATCGAATTCATCCGCACGGCCACGGATGTTTTCGGCTATGCCCTGGAGCGCGACCAGATGAAAAAGCAAGCTGTTGCTGGCCGGGTGGCTGAACCGGTAAAGACTTTGGAACGCGAGAAGATTCCGAGATCCGAACTCGCGCAATACTTCGGAAAGAAAACAGCATGAATCCGCTCATTGACGATCATAGGACATGTGACCACCTGAAAGGAAGGTCCAAGGGAATCATCCTCAGCGTGGTTACCGCGGTTGCGGAAATCAGGGGAGTGGATCCTAGGGCCATGTTCGGTCGTAACCGGGGTAATTGGAAGGTTGCCGGGGCAAAGTCCATGGCAATGGGGATCTGTGGTTATCTCGGAGTTCCCATCTGCCATGTGGCGCGGGCGTTCGGGCGGGATTGGTCAACGGTTTACAGCGCGGAAATGACGTGTTCCCGACGATACCGGAATTCGTCGGCATTCAGATTGGAATGGGACAACATAACGGCCATCCATGAAAAACCAGAGTGACAAGGAAGGGTTATCGCCCAGGCACAGGAAGTTCGCGGATCTGTTCATTGGAGGGATGCCGGCGGGCCGGGCGTATGAGAATGCAGGGTATTCGGCAAAGGGGAACTCGGCTGTCGTTTGTGCTGGGAAACTGCTCACAAATGTTAACGTCAAGGCCTACGTCAGAAAGCGGAGGAGGGAACTGGCGGAGGCGGATCAATTCGAGAAATGGCAACTGATAGAGTTTCTCACCCGGATCATCACGACGCCTGTCGGACAGGTGGATGAGAACAGCGATCTCGCGCAGGAAGTGACGCGGATGGAGATAGGTGAAAACGTGGTACAGACGAAGATCAAGATCGCGGGCAAGCTGGAGGCCGGGAAACAGTTGGCCACCCTGCTCAACTGGAACGAACCGGAGAAGATCACGCTGGATGCCACCGACAGGCTTGCCAGTCTGATGGAAAGGCTGAGGAAATGACTGACGAATGGGAAACCCTGGAAAAACGTCTGGGGGATACCGCATGGAGATTGGGCAATTTGTATTGTTGCCGGGAAGAGGGGAAGGGATCCGCCGTTCCTTTTCGTCCCAGGCCGGAGCAGGCCGCGATTTTCCGGCACCTTTTGGATACTCCTCATATTCCGGTGTTCATCATCAAATCACGGAGACTCGGGCTTTCGACCGGATTATGCACGTTCCAGGCGGATCAGGCGATATTCCGCAAGGCGTGGCGCGGGGTTCTGATCGATCAGAACCAGAAGGAGGCCTCCAAGAAGATGGTGGAAATCATCAGGTTTGCCGTGGACCAGATAGATCCGGCGATCCTGGAAACCATCAACTTCGTGAAACGCAATGACGGGGAGCTGAGGCTAAGGGTAGGAGCGGAAACGGAAGGAAGCGATTCCGTGATATGGGCCACTCACAACGCCCGTGGTGGCGACTCCACAATGCTCCACGTTTCGGAGTGGGGTCCCATAGCGGCGGAGGACGCGCGGAGGAGCAAAGCGATCCGCACGGGCGCTTTTCCGGCGGCCAGGAAGGGCATCAGGGTGGTGGAAACGACGTGGATGGGAGGCAAGGGCGGGGACCTATGGGAACTGGTGGAACCGATCCTGCGGAGCGATCCGAACGCGGAGGGGAAAATCTACTTTTTTCCATGGCATGATGACCCGGAGGCGATCCGTACGGACGGCATGGTAACCGCCGAGGTGGAGGATTATTTCCGGGAGTTGGCGGGGAGACTTGGGAAAAAATTCAGCGTAGGGCAAATGAAGTGGTGGGCATCCAAGAAGGTGGAACAGGGGATTTTCATGAGCCGGGAATATCCGTCCACCCTTGACGAGGCGTTCAGGGCGCCGGTGGAGGGATCGATCTACGGCAAATTCATGGACGCCGCGCGGGCCGAGGGAAGGGTGAAGGATTTCCCATGGGACAGGGCCCACCAGGTATGGACATTCTGGGACCTTGGCAGCCCCAAGAACACCCGGACGATCTACGTGCAGTTCGTGGGCCGGGAAATCCATGTGATCGATCATGACAGCAATCTCGAACTGGGGCCGGTGGAAAGGGTCGCGCATATCAAGGGTAAGGGTTATCCCTACGGAGGCCATTTCCTTCCCCACGATGCCGCGGCCAAGGAAAAGAGCGGCCAGAATTTCCAGGAACAGCTCGAGGAGGCCGGATTGAAACAGATTGAGATCGTTCCCCGTTGCGCCGAGGTGTGGACCGGGATCAACGCGGTGGGCCAAATGATTCCAAGGATGTTGTTCCATGCCGGTAAATGCGAGCGCCTCATAGCATCGCTCGAGTCATACCATGTGCGTGAGAAAGCCAAGGGTGGAGGGGAGACAAGCCAGCCGGAACATGATTGGAGCAGTCACGACGCTGACGCCATGCGGCAGATAGCCGAGGCGATGGAGGCGGGCATGATACGGGACGGAGCACAACCCAAAACCCGCGTCATTTCCCCCATTCCAGGGATCGGGGATTCAGCCACCTGGCACGGGTTGGCGGATCCGTACGGGGACGATGATTGATTTTCGATATTGGAAACGCGCGGAATTGTTGCGGGTATTTTAGGGTAGGGGTAAACGGGCGTATGGGATTCATGCCGAGAGCTCCGAAGATCGACCCGCCGCCGCCGCCGGTCACCAGCACCGGCCGTGACGGGGCCTACGCGCAGGAAGAGGCCCGCCGCCGGCAAGCAGGCCGGGAAGGATACCAGAGCACACTGCTTGCCAGTGTTCCCCCGTTGACCGACCAGAAACGAACCCTGCTCGGGGGTTGAACGGAAACATGCAAGACCCCAAGACAATTTGCCAGCGATGGTCTAAGATGACCGGGGACAGGGCACCCTGGGACGGAATTTGGCAGGAAGTCAGCGACTATGCTGTTCCGCGCAAGGTTCCGCAGAGGGTTGCCAACAATACCACCGGGATCGGATCAAACGCGGCAAACCGGCTGTATGACGTGACGGCCATCGAAGCGGTTTCCATTCTGGCGAGCGGTCATTCCAGCGCGATCACGCCGGCGGGCACCCAGTGGTTCGCGTGGGAAGCTCCGGACTCCATCAAATCGGATGAGGCCGACGCCTGGTACAACGATTGCAGCGAAAAGGCCCGGAATTTGTTGGCGCAGTCGAATTTCCACACGATGCTCAACGAGGCTTTCGAGGATAGGGCCGGATTCGGGATTTGTTGTCTCGGCGCCATGCCATCCGCGACCCGCACAATCACCTTCCAGGCGCATCCGGTCGGATGTTTCTGTCTGGAGGAGGATGTTGATGGCGATGTGGACACCGTGTTCATGCGCCGGCCGTATTCCATCCGGCAACTGGTCCAGCAATTCGGCGAGGAGGTTGTTGGCAAAAACACCGTGCTCGGTAAGGCCTGGGAGGATTGGAAGTCCAAGGGTTCTGACAGCGACCACTCGGTGATTCATGCGGTTTTTCCCAGATTGGAACGGGATTCCTCCAAAATGGACGCGCTCAACATGGCGTTCGCATCGTGCTGGGTGGCGGAGGAGGGTCAAAGCATGTTGCTGGAAAGCGGATTCGAGGAGCTTCCTTTCTGTGTCTCCCGCTACCTGAAACACAGCGGTTCCCGCCAGCAATACGGGTACAGTCCGTTCGAGCAGGTTCGCGCGGCCGTCATTGGAGCCAACCGGACCAAGCAGATTTTACAGGTGGTGGGCCAGAAGCTGGCGGTTCCTCCGATTTTGGTTCCTGACAACCTGGTTGGCAATGTGGACACGCGCCCGGGTGGGAAAACCATTTTCAAAGCCTCTTCCGGCGTTCTGCCAAAAGAGTGGCTTTCCGGGGGTAATCCGCAAGGGATGGCCGAGGAATTAGAGGATGATCGCAAGAGCATCCGTGACGCCTACCACACCGATCTTTTCCGCATGTTCGCCGACAGGGAAAAGCAAATGACCGCGCGGGAGGTTTCCGAACTGGCGGCGGAAAAGCTCATGCCTTTCTCACCGTCGTTTACCCGGTTCACGGCGGATTTCCAAGTCATGATGGACAGGATTTTCTCCATCATGTTCCGTGCCGGGGTATTCGGAGAGGTGAACGCGATTCCTCAGGCGGTTATCGTTCAACGGGGAGACTTCCGGGAAGTTCCTCCACCAAAGGTTGTCTATCAGTCTCGCGTTGCGCTCGCGATACGCCAGGCTGAAACCGCCGCCGCCGACCGGTTGGTTGAGCGGGCGATGGGTCTTGCGCAAATGAATCCGGGTGCTTTGGACAACATCGACATGGACGCGTATCTTCGAACCAGCGCCCGCAACGACGGCGTGGTGGAGAAAATGCTCCGGCCTGAAAAGGAAATGCAGGCGCAACGCGACCAGCGGGCGCAGGCCGAGGCCCAGGCGCAACAACTCGCGCAGGCCCAGCAGGCGGCTGACGCCGCCGGCAAGGTGGGCGTGAAAGTCCCGCCAGGAATGATGGGAGGTTCCCAATGATCGAGATTGACGATCCCATCCTGATTCTCGAACAGCTTCCCGAACTGAGGCGGAGGGCCGAGGATGACGAGCGCAAATATTGCCAACTCACCCGCGATATTTTCACCGGGTCAAAGGGTAAGCGATGGCTGAGGATGGCCATGGCTCGTCACAACTTCATGGGCAGCGTGTATGCCTCCGAGGACGGGTACAATCCGCATGCCGCGGCTTACCGCGATGGAGCCCGAGCCGTTTTTTCAGAAATCCTGAATTCATCCGCACAGGCCAATCCGGCCCGCGGGAAAAAGAACCCCGATGACGATGATACCTGAATGGCACATGTACCGCGCCCGGCACGTTTTCCGGGGCGATGATTATTGCGGTAAATTCGACGGGGCGACCCTGACCGTGTTTCTGTCGGACATGACACTGGAACAGGAATGCCGGGGATTTTTAAGGTCGGTTCACGGAATCGGCCTGGCCTCGGTGAAGCCTCTATCCAAACCAGCCGGAAATAAAGATGATTCCAATCCAGAACCAAGGAAACCCGGCCGCCCCAAAAAATCATGAGTGACATTGCAGAACCACCAGCTCCGCCTCCCGATTCTCCGGCACCTGCTCCGATTCCGGCACCGTCGGGCAATGGTCCCGATTCCCAGGCAGCGGGAGGAGATATTCCGGCGAGGCCGGAATTCATCCCGGAAAAATTCTGGAAGGATGGCAAGCCGGATGTGGAGAACATGGCCAAGAGTTACGCCGCGCTTGAAACCAAGCTCGGCAAGTCGGCTGGCGAGGTTCCCGACGCGCCCGAGGGCTACACTCTCAAGCCGGAGAAGCTGCCGGATGGAATCCAGTTCAACGAGGATGCGGCCAAACAGTTCGCAACGGCATTCCACAACGCGGGAGTCACGAAGGAACAGGCCGGCAAGATCACGGACGTGTGGTTCCAAATGGAAAAGGCCAATCATGACGCCATGGCGGCCGCGTATCAGGAAAGCCTGACCAAAGGCACGGAAGCGCTCAAGAAGGAATGGGGAAGCGGCTATGCCGAAAAGATCGGCAAGGTGAAAAGCGTCGTGCAGTCACTCGGCTATGACCCGACGGATGCCACCCTGTTTTCCAACCCAACCGTGGTAAAATTCCTGGGCAAGGTCACCGGTCTGCTGAGCGAGGATGCGGTTGCATCCATGCGCGGAGCCGTAGCTCCGGGATCCTCGTTTGTCTCACCCACCGAGGAGGCCCACGCGATCATGACCGACGACAAACACCCCGAACACCGGAAATACATGGAAGGTGACAGGAACGTCGTCAAAAAGGTGGCCAGGCTCCTGGGCGATTGATTTCCGGTGGGGGCGGGCTGGCGGTTTTCATCGTGGCCGCCGGTTCCGCCTTCCCGGATTTCGATATTGGAAACCTTTGGAATCATTGCATGGACAGCGTGTTGGGCATAGAAGCGCAACGAATGAACGACCCGCATGCGGGCGGATAATCCGGCACACCACCGGACCCGCGGGGCAAGGCGGATAATCGGGAAGTCATCGGGACCATCCTTCGGACGGTCGCAACGCATCCTAACTTATCCACACCATCATTATGGCAACGACACTTACTGTCTCAACGGCCGCCCGCAACATTTTCCAAACCGGCATGGAGCAGGCCGCCCAGCAACTTCAATCCCGCCTCCGCCCATACGCGGTGGTGAAAACGGGGTGCACCGGCAAAAGCCAGGGGCACCGTAAAATCCAGTCCGTGGAAATGGCCGACTCCACCGGGCGTTTGCAAGCCACGGTCGGGCAGGAACTCGGGCTCGAGCACCGCTATCTGTTCCCGCGCAAGGCGTGGGTGGCGACGACTCTTGACGAGGATGATGCCGCCGATCTGGACTTGCAGGTAGCTCCTACCGGCGACATTTCAACCCAGCACATTCAGGCTGTCGGACGCAAGATTGACGATATCATGATCGCCGGGATCACCGGCACCAATTACGAGGGTGTTGAGGATTCCATGTCATCGGTCACCCTTCCCGCCGGCCAAACCATCGCGTACAACTACAAGCGCGACGGCACTACCGCGGACAGCGGTTTGACGTTCGCAAAGCTGACGGCCGCCAAGAGCCTGTTCGCCAAGGCGGAAATCTACGGGCAGGAACAAAAGCAGGCCGGAGCCAAGCTGGTTCTCGCCGTCTCCCAGGACGAGCTGGACGATCTTCTGAACGACGCCACCCTGTATGTCGGCAGCCTGGATTACAACAAGCTGAAGGCGCTGGTTGACGGGGAAGTGGATTACTTCATGGGGATCAACTTCATCCGTTCCGAGAGGCTGGCGACCACCACGGCCAGTTCCAAGCTCACCCGGACCTGTCCGATGTGGGTTTCCACAGGCATCCATCTGGATTTCTGGTACGATGTGAAAACGTCGATTGACGTGCTCCCCACCGTTTCCCAGGCCATCCAGGTTTACAGCCGCCTGAAAGCCGGGTGCTGCCGCATGAGCGAGAAGCACGCCGCCATCATCCAGACGATCCGGGCCGCCTGATCGAACCACCCAACCAACAACAGAAACCAACATCATGGCCAATACTGTTTCCACAATCGCCGCGCTCCAGGTAACCGCCCAAAGCAAGGGTCCAGGACGCGGATCTCCCTCACCCCAGGCCGCCGCCGTGCTGCGCATCCTCGACGACAAGGCAACCCTTGCCATCGGGGCGCCGCTGCTGACGGCCGCATCGGGCGAGTACGTCAAATTCGGGAAGGTCCCGAAAGGGGCCATCATCTACCCGAATCTGATTCGCCTCACCACCACCCACACGGCGGAAGTCGCCGGCAAGATCACCCTGCTGCCTCTTTCCGGCGCGGCGGGCACCGATATTGCCGGGGTCACCGCCAAACTGGAAACCCTCGCCGTCGCCCATGCTCCCACCAGCATGAACGTGGTGCCGGATTCCGGGCTTGATTGCGTGGATTCCCAGGTGGTTGCCGAGGATTCATGGGTGTGTTTCCTTCCTACTTCCGACCTGACGATCGCCAGCTCTGCGAAAGCTATCTGGCTGCGCCTGGTCTATGGCACCACCTATTGAGCCGGCTGCCGGGAATTGATTCAACCCCAACCGCCCGGCGGCCCGTTCACAGCGTGCCGCCGGGCTTTTCCTTTTCATGAGCCTCACCAAGACGTCAATAGCGAACATGGCCCTGGCAAAGCTGGGGGACATTACCATTTCGGACATTTCAGCTCCGACGGACAAGGAGGGGCGCGCCGCCTCGCTGCATTACGATCCGTGTCTCCGGGAACTTCTGAGGGCTCACTTCTGGGGGTTTGCCACTGTTTTCAAAACGCTCTCCTTTATTCCGTCCGGGATGCATGTTTCAGGCGCTTTGCTAACCAGCGGCGGAACGTCCCCCGTTACTTTCGGGTTTCCATTTTTGCCGGATGCGCATCTGATGAACGGCCGTCCAAGCTATATTGGATGGGAAGGAATTTACAGTTGGTCCTTGTATTGGTTCGATACCTATTGGCGTCTTCTGGTTTTCGATACCACCGCGGCTTTCGGCTCGCCGGCGATTGCCGAATGGCGGCGCACGGTTGATGTCCTGACCCCGGATTATGCGGCACCTGTGGATTGGGTTCCCGTAAGCCCGGCGACCGGGGTGCCAGTCGTGGATTCCTTCGACGGGACTGCGGGAGAGTGGAAATCGGTTTTCCATCTGCCGGATGATTTTATCAAGCTCCGCAGGGTGTTCGACCCTTCCACCGGAAGACAGGTGGATAGGTTCGATCTCGGGCGGGTGATGGAATCCCGATGTCTGCTATCCGCTCAACATGATTCCCTCACGCTGGAATACGTGGCATTCGTGGATGATCCGGCGCAGTATGACCCGTTGTTTGTGGCGGCTCTCGTCACCCTGCTGGCGTCCCGGATGGCGCGCGCGGTGACCGGAAGCGACAACATGGAAGGAGAACTCCGGCAGCTTTATGAGACGGTGGACCTTCCCAACGCCCGGGTGGCCGACGGACACGACACGCAATCCAACGAAAACCACCCGCTTATGGAAATGCTCACCGGATCGCTCACCGGCCAGCGTGGAAATTTTTTCCCGGACAGGGATGAAATCTGATCATGTCTCTGGTAAAGCACATCCTCACGTTCGATTCCGGGGAACTCTCTCCCTGGTTGGACGGGCGCACGGACATCGCCAAGTACGCGGGAGGCTGTCGGACGCTGGAGAACATGATCGTGAGGCCCCAGGGCGGAGTGACCCGACGGCCAGGGATGGAGTATCGCGGCCAGCTGTATGCAGGGGCCGCGTGCGGGAAACTGGTGGAGTTCGAAATCAAGGGATCGGCTTCCAAGGTGCTGGCTCTGGGAGGGGGTAAGATGAAAGTGTTCGCAGGCGGCGTACCAGTGCAAAGCGGAGGGTCGGATTTGGCCGTCACTATTCCATGGGCTGACGCGGATCTGCCATTGCTGCGCTGGATCCAGATCAACGACGTGATGTTTTTCACGCATCCCTCCTACCAGCCTCAAAAACTGTCGCGGGTGTCGGACACGTCGTGGACGCTCGCCGACTTTCTTCCGGCGGCCAGCGCCACGAAAATCCCCCTGTTGGCGGAAAACACGGACGATCAGTGGAAAATAAACTGTGACTTCGCGGTGACCGTCACCGCGTGGGTGGGAACCTCGCACGCATACGCCGTGGATGACATGGTGACCTACGGAGGTCTCACCTACAAATGCAACTACGCCCACACGTCGAACGCCTACACCACCTTGGGAGCCGGTGGCAACAGGCCGGACCTGGGCAAGACCTTCGTCGTGCGCACCCTGCTTTCCGGCAATGTCACCTCTCCCTATTGGACGACGTCGTTCGATGACAGTTCCTGTCTTGCCGGCCAGAGCGTAAATCTCACGGCCACCAAGGCCACATGGGACGCGCTGCATGTGGGCGCGGTATTCGAACTGGCATCCCTCCGGGAAATATGGGGCTACCAGACGAAAATCGGGCTCTATTCGGGGGACTCCGCGATTGCCGCCACGTCCAACGGTACCACCTTCGCCTATTCTCCGGTGATCGTTGTCCAGGGGGATTGGACGTTCACCACCTCTGGCAACTGGGCCGGCAAGTTCTATGTGGAGGTATCCTACGACCGGGGAATCACCTGGACCCAAATCCGCGCATATCAATCCAATTCCACGAGCGAGCAGAATTTCACCACCAGCGGCACGGAAAAGAACCACTGCTGGATGAGGCTGTCATTTACCGCCTATGTCAATGTCAGCGGCACGGGGATTCCATATGGGGTTCTGAGCGTGCTGGATTCCCGGCTGCGCGGGCTGGTGCAAATCACCAGGGTTACCAATTCCCAAGCCGCCACAGGGGTTGCTATCACACCCCTGCAGCTCGGAACAACGGAATTGTGGAGCGAATGCGCATGGAATCCCTATCAGGGTTATCCGTGCTGCGTCACGCTCCACCAGAACCGGCTGGTAATGGCCGCGCCAAGCCGAGCGTGTCACACGATCTGGGGCAGCGCCACGGACGACTACAGCAACTTCTACCCCGGCACCGACGCGGACGCGGCATTTCGGCACACGGTGATTATCGGTCAGCGCGAGCCGATTGTCTGGCTTGCCAGCGCCCGCCATCTGGTGATCGGGTCCGGCATTGGGGAATTCGCCATGCGCGGGCAAAGCGACGATGCGGCGATCACGCCGGAATTCGGGATTGCCACCAGGCAGAGTTCCTTTGGGACGGCCGTGGGAGGGGCCGGGTGCGTGCTGGCCGACCAGTGCATCCTGTTCGTCCAGAATGGAGGCCGGATCATCCGCGAGTTGAATTACCAGTACATGACCGACCGGTACGAGTCCGGGAACCTGACGCTTCTCTCCGATCACATTCCGGCGTCGGCGGTGAGCGATTGGGCATTGCAACGCCATCCGTTTCAAATCCTATGGGTTGTGGCAGGCGGGGTTCTCTACTCGCTCACATACGAAAAAACCCAGAACATCGCCGCCTGGGCGAGACATCCCACGGCGGGAACCGTGCTTTCCGTGGCCGTGGTGCGATCCACCCCCGATGACGAGGTATGGCTGTGCATGCAACATGGCAGCGCGTTCACGGTCGAGCGGATGGCCTCCGCCATTACCACCCAGACGGATAACGGCATGTGGTCGGATTGCTGCCAGACGCTGGCAAGTCCCTACACGCTCACCGGAAACCCTCTTTCCGGACTTACAGTGGTCGGATGGAACAATGGCAACGTGATCGGACCGGGCACCCTCAACAGCGGATTCTTCACCGGTCTTTCCGGGAACGTGGTGGTGGGTAGGCCCTACACATCCGTCCTTACTCCGATGATCCCGGAAGTCCCTCTCCCGAACGGTTCTTCCCGTTCTCGCGAATTGCGCATCCACCGCGTTGTGCCGAATCTGCTCTCGTCTCGGGGGGGACGTATCGGGCGGACGGCCGGCGCGGCGGATGCCATTCCCGCCGGGTCGGCCGCCTCTCTCTTCACCGGGGAAATCGAACTCGGTTTCGACGGGTCGCACGATCCTTCCTGTCCGTTCGTGGTTCTGGTTTCCGACCCGTTTCCGTTCTCGCTGCGTTCCCTGGCCCTCAAACTGAACTTCTATGGCGACGGCTGAATTCAAATACAACCCGGACCTTCTTCCCGTCGTCCGCGCGTGGTGGGGTGACAGGCATCTTGGCGCAATGCCGCCGGAATTGCTGCCTCCCTGCGGCATGTGCGCGTTGGATCCTGCCGGTGATCCGGTTGCCGCCGGATGGCTCTACGAGCCCCGTGGCGCGGTCGCGTTCATCGACTGGCTCATTGCCAAGCCCGGACTGACTGCGGCCCAAACGCGCCGCGCCCTGCGCGCCGTGGCGTTCGCTCTGGAAAATATCGCCATCAGTGGAGGATACCGGTGGATCATGGGGAGCGTCTGCAACCCGGTGATGCTCCGCGAATGCCTGGCCGTCGGCTACGAGCCCGCCGCCGAGGGCGTCTGGCACCTAACCAAGAAAATCCGATAACCATGTTCTTCCCCATTCTCGCCCTGCTCTTCACCGCGATATCCGCCGGCGTGGGATTCATGGGTGCGCAACGGAGCGCCGCCGCCGCCGTGGATGCTGGCGAGGCGCAGAAGAAAGCCGCCGACCAGGCCGCCGCCAATGAGGACGCGCAGGCGCAGGAGGCGATCAACCGGCAGCGGATCAACAACCGCCGGGCCCTGGCCCGCCTCCATTCCGACGTGGCGGGCACCAGCGGCACCACCATGGACGGCAGCAATATGGATGTCTTCGCTGAAACCTCGGGCAACATGGAGTTGCACATTCAGGATGAGGCCCGCGCCGCCGCCATCCAATCCCAGAACATGCGTAACCAGGGCGAAATGTCGCTCTGGCAGGCCCGTTCCCAAGCCGCCGGACAGACCATGGCTTCATACGGCAGCCTGATCGCTTCCGGGGCCAACCTCGCCGGGCAGGGTTACCGCTACTTCGGAAGATCTCCCATGGCCCCTTCGCAATCCCTCATCAATTGATACCATGCCGATCATTCCCAATCTTGAGATGCCGACCGGGGATTTCCAACCCGTGGCACCGTCCGTGCAAGCGGCTATGGCGCCGGGGCAGGGCATGGAGGCTCTCGGCAAGGGCATCGGGCAGGCCGGGCAGGAAATGACCGCGGTCGCCAACAAGTTGCAAGAGGCGCAGGATTATGGTGTGCAGGTCAAGGCCCATCTGCTTATGCAGAAAGCGTTTTCCGAACACGAGCAGTTCCGCGCCGCGCATCCCGACCAGAACACATGGGAGGCGGACATGAACGAACGGATCGGGAAGGTGCGCGAAAGCTTGCAAGGCCAGAGTGTAAGTCCGTTTGGCAAGAAGACTCTGGACACGATGTTTGACGGTTGGAGCCAACAGGCCGCCGCCGGCGTGAGGCTCGACGCCACGAAGTATTTCTATTCCAAGACCCGCACGGACACCACCCGCCTGAATGAGGAGTTGAAACGGGCCGGCCGTTATGACGAGGTGGACACGAACATCGACAACGCGGTCAAGGCCGGGGTATTTCGCCCGGAGGAGGCCGAAATCGACAAGATGGCGAATGCCACCGACCGGCAGAAATCCGAGGAGAACCAATCATACAAGGATGTGGTGGGTCGGATTTCCTCCAACGCGGAAGAGGTTCTCCAGCAGCGCAAGCGCGACGGAAAGTTTCCGGGAATTACCGATCCCCTGCAGGATATGCGCCTGGATTCGATAGCCCGCTCGCAGGTCGCGCAGAATCAGGAAAGCATTCTGGAGAACATGAGGTCCGGGATCGTCACCGGAGATATTACCCGACCGGAACAAATCGACCAGCTTGGCGAGGGGATCGCCCACCCGTTGACCATCGCGGCCGCCAAGCACGAATTACAGGTGGAAAGCGATCACGCGACCAAGATGTTGGAACAAACACCGGAATACCAAAGCCGGATCGTGGGTGCCGTGGGAGCCAAACTGAAGAACATGGATACGACTTCCACGGAAGACCGGTTGGCGGTAAACATACTGCTCAACAAGATCGTTCCGGGGCCGGTCAAGGATCACTTCGATGCGGAATTGAAGCGTGTCATCAACGGAGATCCTGAAGATCCAACCGCGCTTTCTTTCGTTCTCCGGCAGGCTCAGGAAGCTTTCAAGTCGGGGGTCTACGGACAATCCAAGCAGGAAATGACAGTGGCTGCTGCCGTCAGGGACAAATTCCTGCTTAGTTCTGCAAACCTGAAATCCCTAGGCCTGGGTGGAGATTCGGAAAACGGGGAAATCCATCAGGTTCTCAACGCCAAATCGAAAGTCAAAAATCCGACCCCATGGCAGACCGAACAAGCTAGAATGGAGGTTTTCAGGGAATTGTGGAAGCCGGACAAGGTAACCAAGGATGCTGATCCATTTCATGTGGCGATGGCGCAGGCGATCCGGGATGGAAAGGAGAAAGCATCATACCAATCACCTGCTGACAAGTGGGCGGAGTACAGGGCTTACGGGAACGCGGTTGCCGATACGATACGCTGGGCAAAGACCCAGAAGCAGGCTTCCTTCGATGATATTTCGAAGCACATGATCCAACAGATAGCCCCTGCCAAGAGGGAGGATTTCATCAAATCCAACTTATCTCCGGATCCCGAGTCGGATATTGACCCGGAATACCCGTTGCTTCCGATCCTTCCCCCGAAATAGTTCCGATGATCACGACTCTCTACGATGGCACGCTGCAAACCGACCCGCGGGCGGATGTCTTGCCCCTGACTCTCGACTTCGGGAATGCGGACGCGGTGAGGGCACCGAAGACCTCGAGCGATCTTCTTGCCGCCGGCTACGCGGTGCCGGAAGAGGAACGGAAGCGGAAGTTGCAAAGAAGGCAGGCATCCTGGCTGGCAAAGATCGACGATGCGGCGCTCAACCCGGATTCGTTCTTTGCCAAACACCCGATAGATCCGACGTTCGTTGAGGACATGCCCGCCGAACAGCGGGCGACCATCAACCAGGCGTTCACGGATCTTTCGTGGGGCGACAGGCCCAAACCTCCCGGTCCGATGGGGAGGGAAATCATGCGCCGCCAACTGGCTTTCGAGTTGTTCAACGGCAAGGGGTCGGAAAGCGAGGATGCCTTTCACGCGGAAATCGTCAAGGCCGCTCAAGGTCGCAAGGATGTGAAGGCGCTTGGGGAATACCTCGGGCAGCGCGGAGCGGCGGAGGCGGTTGTCGGGATTGGCGCTCCTGAGCGGGAACAAAGCTGGCAGGAGGTTCTGGCAAACGTTCGGAAGATGCCCGGTTACGACCCTTCCAAGGACGCGGATTATCTGGAACGATACCACGATGTGCGCCAGCGCATGACGGATGACGTGGCCCCGTTCGCCCCGCAGTTGGATCAGATCTGGGCGGCGATGCGCACGGGCGGCGCGGGAACCGCGTCGGAGATCGGCAGGAAGGCGATTGCCGCCGGCTTGGCATCCGGGATTGATCCGGTTGCCGCCGGCAAGAGCGCCGTGGGTGCGGTTCAGGAAATCGGCAAGGAGGATTCCGCCGCCATGGCCTACCGGATGTACAAGGACATCGCGCCGGAGGATCGCCCGAAGTTCATGGATGCCCTGGCATTGCTCGCCAAACGGCTTCCCAAGGAGCAACAGCCGGGATTCTGGAGCAACATGGTCAAGGAAGGAGGGCGCGCCGTGGATGACCTCCCACGGCAGGCGGGGGAAGCGGCATGGTCGATGCTGCTCAAATACCCGGCCCAAGACGATCCATCGGGCACGGGGAAAGGCGCTCCGATTGTGGATCCTGATGTTCAGGAGCGGGCCGTTGCGGACAATCTGGCGCGGCGCAACTTCGCTATCGATGTGCGGAAAATTTCGCGCGAGGATTACGACCCGATGAAATCCGCGTTCGGCAACGCGGATATCGGATGGAAGGAACGCGCGGCCTACGCGTTTCCCGGACTGCTGGCGTTCACCGGGGAGGCGTCGATTCCCGTGGTGGGAACTCCGGCGATGCTGCTTTCCATGCAAGGGCAGGCCTACGAGGGAATGAGAGATCGGCTGCGGGCCGGGGGCATGGACGACGCCAAGGCCAGTTCACTGGCGGATGGAGTGGCGCCGCTGGTGGCGATTCCGCAGGCGGTGGCGATGCATTTGGTGAGCGGCCAAATGGTGGGCAAGCTGCCGGTGTTGAACAAATGGATTTCCGGCCTATCCGATCAGATTGAGAATCGGGCGATCCGGTTCGGGGTAAAGGCCGCCGGGGGCGTGGCAGGCGGCACGGCGGCCATGGATGCCATGGCGATCATGCCTCCGGTGGTGCAGGATGCGCTCCACGCGCTCAACCGGGATGTGCCGGATGTCGATTGGAAACAGGAATTCGGGGCGATCCTCAAAGCCACCCCGGAAACATTCCTGACGATGCTGCCGCTCTCCCTGCACGCGGCGCTGGGCGGGATCAATGCGGAGGCCCGCAACCGCGCGTTCGCGAGCGCTTCGGATCTGGAGTTGGCGGCAATGGGCGTGCATGCGGACGACGTGCCGAAACTCCGGGACGCCGCGGCGAAAGGTGATGCCACCCTCGGGCGGGTGCTGCCATCCATCCTGAAAAACCGCAACCCGGACAGTCCGGAAGCCAAAGCGGCCGTGGAACAATTGAACACGGTGCTTGTGGAACAAAGGACGGCAACAGAGAGACTCGCACAGCTTGGCTACGCGATCCCGAAATATACCGCCAACACGGATGGCACGTTCACCGTGGCCGACGGTCGAACCGGGGAGGAGATTGGAAGGGCGAATGACCTGCAAGGTGTGGAACGCCTGTCACGCGCCCACACGGCAGCCTTGGATGACATGTCCACGGATGAAATGTGGAGGCTGGGAACCTACTTGGAAGGCGCACAGAAATCCGCGCAGGCCACCGGGATCGAGAAACAAATTGACCTGGGGAAAATCTTCAACCGTGACGCGGTGGAAGCGATGGGGCCGAAATTCGTCGAACGCTACGCCGAGGAAAAGAAGCTGATCGAGCAGGCGAACGGCGGCACCGGCGAGGTTTCCATGGATGTGCTCGGGCGCACGGACAGCGAGGTCCGCAACGGTGTTAAAACACTCGTTTCCAAACTCTACGGGAATTCCGATCTTGCCACGATGTTCGAAGAGGATTTCCACAACCTCCGGGCGCGGGCGCACGACAACGGAACGATTTCGCGGGATGAGGAAATCCGGGTGCTGCGCTCGGCTGCCACCGTGTTGGCGGGAAGGAAGAACCGCGCCGGCGAGGAAATGCGTTTCCTTCCTGAGGGAATCAAGGATGAGGACATTTCGGAAACCCGGCTCGACGAAGGGATTGCCGCGCTGTTCACGATGTACGGCGGGTTCCGGTTCGCCGGCCGCAAGCCGGTCGATGTGAACGCCCTGGGAGTTCCCCGCCACGTTGTTGCCGCGCATATCGGCGCCATGTCACGGCTGGAGGCCGGGCCGGTCGGGAAAATGAAAGCGTTCTTCGACGCGGTGAAAGCCCGCTGGGGGCTGGCTCTGTCCCGGCTCTACATGCTCAAGAAGGCCGAGAAAGCCGGGGAATTCGATCCCAAGCACCTTGACGCCTACATGGACAAGTTGTTTGGCACCGACCGGCAGAAGGAACATGACATTCGGGTCGCTGCCGAGGCGGACAAGATCATTCCGGCGGAGGATCGGTTATCGCTGGCGCTGGGAAGGGGAAAGTCATGGGAAAAATTATTCACTCCCGAGGAACTCGCAAAACTCGAAAAAGAGAAGAACGCGATCCTAACAAATCGGGCGATTGGTTTTGAGGAGAGCCACGCCGCGGTGAAGAAAAATTTCACTGCGGCCTTTACGAAGGCTTTGAAACGGGCGGGGCCGGATGCTCCGGTGTTTCCGCATGACATGCCGGTTGATGTGCGGCGGGAAATTCTCAAATGGGATACCATCTCGAAAAGTCCTTACTCCGCATCCTTCTATAATTCAGATGATAAATCGTGGGATTACACCCGGCCTGGAAGTTTGAGAATCGCCGACCATTGGAATTTTGAGGATCAGAAGGGAGAAATTCACGCTCACACCGACAAACCGGTTGCTAACGATTCCTGGGCCATGGGGAGGTATGAGGATGGACAATACAAAATCCTCAAGGAGTGGAAACAAACCTCCCCGGCACAGTCGGCGGAAGCCGGGCGCAAGATGGACGAATCCAGGGCAAGCTCTGTGTCGGGGAGTGAATCAAGGCAAAGCCTTGACCCGAATGAAGCGGATTCCGCGACCATTGCAAGCGAATTTTCACTGGCTCTTGGTCCCGCGAAGATCGCGGACGTTCTGGCCGGTGACGCGCTGAGCCGGATTCGCGACCCTCGGCGGCGGGCGCAGGCGATGTCACGGATCGCCCGGAACTTCGACGAACTGAAGGTGTCAACGGAACGGGCGTTGCTGTTGTCCACGGCGCGGACGGGCAAGGCGGAATTGAAGTGGCAGGCGAACCTGCAAGAGGAAATGCTCGCCGACCAGTATGTTGGCGAGGCCTACGCGCGGCACCAGGGCGTGCTGTCGGATGCCGACCTGACCAGGATCAAGAGCCAGCCCGGCCACGAACTGCTTGCCAATCCGGACACGCCACTACGCGGGAGGCTCATGAGCAAGCGGCAGGCCATCGCCATGCACCCGGACATGTTCATCAAAAACCGCCCTGGCGAGTACGACGGGGCGGACGGGGTTTCCCGCTCGGTGTTCGGCGGCACGCTCATGCCCGACCAGGCCGCACAGGAATTGTATGCGGCGCATCTCATCAAGGAACCCACGGCGGATGCGATGTGGGCGCTGCTCAAGCAGGAGCAGGCGCATGTCGCGAAGATGAAGGACGCGCTCACCACCGCGCAGGATGACGTTCGGGCCGCCAAGCTCCGGGCCAAGGAGGAAGCCAACCAATGGCTTGCCGAACGCACCGGAGACCAGGCCGCGAATTTCTCCCAGAAAGATGAAATCCTGCGGTCCCTTGCCAGCATGGATGCCATCCTTTCCGCGCTGCCGCCGGACATTGCCGGGCGGATCGGCGGCCATACCCAAATGGCCCGTATTTCCGGTGACGAAACGCGGCTGAATTACCTGCAGGACAAGCTGGCCAAGGCGGACACCGAACTTGGCAATTATTTGAAACGGGCGTTTGGCAAGGAATTCAACGATCTCCTCAAATCGTCCCGCCCGCAGAAGGACAATCCCGGCGAGCGGCCCAAGGGCACCATCGGCGCGGACACCCACGACATTTTCAAGGCCATCGAAAACGAGTACATGGGGATGACCGCCAAGCAGGTCGAGGCGCGGATTGTGGAAATCGAGCACCAGCTTGCGGCGGAGAACATCACGCCGGAGCAACAGGCGAAGTTGGAAAAGATGCTGGAGATGGTCACCCTCACGGGCAACTGGAACGCCGCCAGCGCGTCCCGCCGCGAGCAGGCGCTTGCTGCGGCCCAGAGCCTCCACGATGCCGGTTATATGGCGCGGGTGATCGAACTCTCCCACCAGCGGGAACAAATCGCCAAGGGGCGGGAAAATCTCATCTCCGCCACCGGCAAGGGCGGCACCGCGGCGGAACGCGACCAGCGGGAGGCGGAGGAAATGGGCTGGAAGGCGGGTCTTTCCAAGAAACTGTTCTCGCTCCGGTCATTCGAGCAGGCGATTCATCGGGTGTTCGGGGAGACGAGCGATCTCGGAAACCGGCTGGTGGACGCGGAGCGGCACGCCGCGCACGCGAAAAGCGATGCCATCCACAAGAAAGCGTCGGATCTGGAAGATCTGTTCACCTCCATGGGTGGCGGATCGGTGGTCAAGGGGCGTCAAATCCAATGGGACATGCACCAGAAGGCCCTGGAAATCGAGGGGCGGAAACTTTCCCAAACCGAGGCGATCACCGTCACTCTATTGTGGCGCCAGGAGGATGGCCGCCGGCACATGATGGGACATTTGGACGATGCCGGAAATCCCGTGGGGGAATGGCACTACGGGCATGAGTTCGTGGACAAGGTGGAAGCGGCGCTTACTCCCGAGGCCCGCCAGGTGCGCCAACATCTCATCGACGAATATTCTTCCGAATACCCGCGCATCAATGAGGTTTTCCGCAAGCTGGAAGGATTGAATCTGCCATCCAACGCGTTTTACTCTCCGATCACGGTGAAGCCCGCTGCGGAAGGGAGGGCCGCCGAGGTGGACGCCGGCATTGGCGGCACCGGATCTTTGCTTTCCCCGAGTCCGGGAGCATTGAAAAACAGATCGCAGACGGCCATTGCGGAGCCTGATTTCAGGGATGCCATCGGGGTGTTCCTGACCCACACCCGCCAGATGGAGCACTACATCGCTTACGGTGAATTCTGCAAGGAGTTCAACGGATTGGTGGGATCGCGGGCCGTGATGAACGCGGTGGAGGCCACCGCCGGCAAACAGGGGCGTAGCGGGATCCGCGATTGGGCGACGTATTTCACCGAGGGAGGAAACCGGGACGCCGGGGCGTACATGGAATTCAACAAGTGGCTCGGGCGCATGAGTTCGCGGGCCGCGTCGTCGATTCTCATCGGCAAGGCCAGCGTGATCGCCGTGCAAACCAACACGCTGGCGGGCGCGTGGTATGAGATGCCCACGGGGGCCTACGTGGGCAGGTTGGCGAAGCTGCTGACCGGTAATCTCGGCTGGGGCGATGCCGTGAAATCACCCTACATGCAACGACGTCTCAAGGAAATGCCGGTGCTGGTCCGTCTGGCTATGGAAAGCCTGCAATCGAGCAAACCTGGCAAGATCAAGTACGCCATCGAAAAACTCGGCAACCTGATCAACGGTACGGACGCTCTTTTCTCCGCAGGGTCTTATGCCATCATTTACGACTATCAGCTTGGACGGGCCAAGGAAATGGGGATAGCCAACCCGGAAGCGTTCGCTCATGAGGCGGCGGAACGCGGGGTTGACAGGATCTCTCAACCCACGCGTCCGGGAACCCGCTCCCTGTGGGAAAACCGGTCCACCAGTCTGATCAAGTTCGCATGGGTGTTCGGGAGTGAGGCCCGCCAGAAAGTGGCTCTAGCGGCATTCACCACCGCGAATCCCGAGGCCGGTGCTGGGCGCAAGGTCCGCGCGCTGGCGGTGACGTTCCTCGCGCAAGGGCTTCTTTCAACGCTGATGCGCCAGACTCTCAGACAGGCGCAGGGAACCGACAAGACGGACATGGCGGACCCGGAGACATGGGATTGGAAACATCTGGTTCTGGCGTCCGTATTCAGCCCGTTTTCCGGGCTGCCCATCCTGGGGGATATCATCCAGGGCACCGGCACGGCCGCGTTTGGCGGGGGCACTCCGCCACAAGGCAACATCCTTTCCGGCACGATCATGATGGCCAAGGCGCTGAGTCACATTGATGAGACGGTCAAGGGCGAGCGTGACACGCGGGAAACCATCAAGGACGTGGACGATATCCTTTCCGGGATGGCGGTAACCTCTGACATGATGGCTGAAGCGTCGTCCATCGCCCACCTTGCCAAGTTCATCTACGGAGTGGGAGACAACATTCACGAGCACGCGAAATGATCACCACCGGCAACATCCAACCGAGAATGACGGCGCGCCAGCGGGTTCAGGCTCGGCAGGCTCTGCGGGTCAGCGCCCAGTCAGCGCCCACCGGAGCCGCCGTGTACGGTCTCGGGCTGTCGGTGTTCTCCGCGCCGGTCACCACCGGTCCCTTGGACGAGCCTGGCGGATGCGTGATAGTCAAACCGGCAGCCGGGGGCAATTGGTCCACCGATGGCAATTCGACCGCGCCGGGGTCCGGCCCGTGGCTGTATGTCAAACGCACGGCCACCACGGCGGATTATCCGGCTGAAAGCACAGGTTCGGATGTTTCGTCGGGAACGGTTTCCAGAACCACGGTGCAATGGGAAATCCAGCTTTGGATTGACGGAGTTAAAACATCCCCGACCTGGAGCAGCGAAATCCTACCGTTGGAGGATGCCGCCGATCTTTTCGATTTTTCGGTTTGGACGGCCAGCGATGGAAGCCAGTCCGCTCCGGTGTGGGTCGAGGCAATCGATCCCCCGAGTTCATCCGATGGCAATGCCCAGAACACGGCAAACAACGCTTTCAACGCGGCGAATTCGGCGTCCAACAACGCTGCCAATGCCCAGAACGCGGCCAACAACGCTTTCAACGCGGCCAACAACGCGGCCAACAACGCGGCGAATTGCGCCCTTTCTTCCGATTCCCGTCTGGGGGTGTTGAAAACGTGGGTTTACACCGGAGCCAACAACAATTCAACACTCGCCATTCCAGCCGCCGCCACTCATTTCGACGCCACAATCATCGGGGCTGGCGGGGGTGGTGGCGGAGGGTGCCACAACACCGCGGCCAGCACGCGCTCCGGCGGGCAGGGAGGCGCGCCCGGCGGGGTGTGTATTCTGCGCATGCGTCCGGTGAGCGATCTCGGAGGCAACAACATGGTAAGCGTGGGAGCCCGGGGGGTTGGAGGTTCCGGCAACGTGAATAACAACAACGGAGCGGCCGGAAACAATGG